CTTTCTTATCCTCTTGCCATTTGCACTTAGTGCAGGCGTAAACCTCTTTGACACCAGCCCACATTAGCACTTTGTACGGAGCTTCTTTCTTTACTTCAACTACTACTTTAGATTTCTTATATGTTTTCACCTCCGGCTTTGCGCCTGCCTTCTGCATTTCTGTTTTAGTTTTTTGTACTACTTTCTTTTTTCTCATTGCACCGTCCATTTTATATCGTATTGGTTGAACATCTTGAATCGCCTTACATCTGGCGACCATTCCTGCGTGCCGTCTCTTACAAATATTGCTCCAACCTCTATGCTACCCATCAAACCCTTATACCCATTTAGTTTTGCTCTGATCAGTTTTGCATTAGTAATACAATCTGATAATTCGCTGTCATAAGTGTCGATGTGTAATATTGTCTGCCTTAGCGTTTCACCATCCTGCGTATATGACGGTTGATCAGTAACCACTCGAATAATAGCAAATGGATATGTCTCTGTATCCGGCGCCTTTAGTACATAAATCCTTTCACCAAAAGCAGAAGAAATACCATCGTCCTCTAATAAGAATGTGCGCGTGCTTGATGTTATGTCGGCCATTGTTTCCTCAAAAAGACCCCAAATGCTTTAGTGATTGCATTGAGTGCTCTGCTTTTGTTTGCACCTGTTGCAGATGGTACAACAAACGGTTGAATTGGATAATTAGGTTTAGTAACTAACCCATGTTCAATATAAGGTGCATATTCTGTTTCTGGTCCAATGTCATTTTCTATTTTCGTATCAGTTTTAACAATGTAATGGTCATTGACACTCAACTTTGTAGCACCTGAATCGACCGGAACAAGTGTTTTCTGAACTCCCTTGACAATAGCAGAACCAGCACCAGCAATATTCAACATATCACTTGCTGTAAGTTTCACGTCTTTTATAGCTGCAACAAATCCAGAATCATCTACTGTTATCATATTTGCACCTGTTTCAACGCACACACATAACCGAATATGTCCCGATCACGTATTGCAACGATCTCAAATATCTGTTCTGCATATCTCTGTTCTGCGTAAAGTTCTCTATTGAACATACTCTTTAGTTTGAACGTGTCTCCTTTAGTAGGCTTATTTCCAACGAATCTAACCTCAGCTTGTATCTCTTCAATATCAGCATATCCTTTCCATGTTTCCATTGACGGCTTGTCTGTAAAATTACACTTAAATTCATTACCAACTTCTGAATAAACAGGTTGCCCGTATTCATCATAGCTGTCTATCGTTTTTACCACTAAAGTAGCTGTATCAACGAAAAAACCGCCTTTTACACGATTCTGTAACTGAGCAACAAGTCTACTGTTCGGTAGAACCATCATATACTCCATCGTCACTATCTTGCTTGCTATCTGCCCTATAAGGTTGTGATATTGTGCTTGAAGCAGTGTAAAGAGGAAGTCCGAATTCTATTACTTTCTTTGCTAATAAGTCCTCATATCCTTTTCGTGCATCCGCCATACTTGATACTGCCATCCAATCAAGCCTAAAGTCCGGTTTGCTTAATTGCGAGATAATGTATTTAATACACGCTATCACCGCTGAACCAACCGATCCGGCGGTTACAAAGTACTGGATAGTTTCATCTTCCAGGTAATAACCATCAACTGAATTATCCCCAATATGAAAACGCACCAGGCTTACATCATCAGCTAAAGAAGCATCAAAAGAATATGTCATATTTTCCTATTCATAAATCAATGTCAAACTTGCGTTTTGTGTTTCTACGGTAAGTCGTAATCCATTACTAAACGGTGCGCCTACTTCAATAGGAGAGACTGTAGCTTTAGAATCTCCTGCTGTATGCACCATTATTGGGTCTGTCACTCCTGATGTACCAGTTCCAGTAAACGTGTAAGAGTTTCCAGAATCAAGATTATCAGTGCTTGAGTTGTTTTCATCAGCAATTACCGTTTGAACTATCGAAACACCAGCATTATATCCACCATCCACGCCAATGTATGATGCAATCGCGTTTCCAGCAGAATCGTATAATACTACGTCTGCATCTGTTATTTTCGAATCACCTAATGATGATTCTAAACTTTCATTCATAGCATTCATAATTTACCAAGTCTTCATGGTATATGTTGCTGCGATTGTTCCAGTTGGCGTGCCATCATTGTTAGATCCACCTTGCGTAAACTTCACAAAGTCATGCCCACGAACATCAAATGTAACGTAATGATTTCCTGATGCTGTTGCTGTGTATTCGTTTGCGGTAGATGTTTTAGTTCCCGCTGCCGCTGTCCAGTCTTGATCTTGATATTCAGTTCCACCTGTAGCCCATAAGAAATGTGCTTGAACAAGCAAGCCAGTTTCATCACCCTTTACATAATCAAAGAACAAAGTGATAAAATCATATCCGGCACATTGTACCTCTGCACCCATCAATGTTTGCGTGGTCTTTGTTATTACCGTTGCTACTTGTAGTGTTCCTACTGCTGAACCCATATTATTACTCCCGATTCTTTTCTATTTGAATTTAGAATCTTGTATAAGCTGATCTGCAAACTGTAAAGCACCTTCTAATAACTTTGCTCTTTCATTTACGTCATTGACCTGCTTTTTCATTCCTATTATGTAATCTTTTACTCTTTTAGCCATTACATCTTGTTTCCCGTAAAGCGGTTTGTTGAATAATCCACTTGTGCAATGTAGGTTTACTTTTATTCCACTTGCTATTGCTATTCCAACCCAGAATGTGAAACTGGATTGCTGATTCTTATATTCGCTGCTGTGTGCCATCTCAATTCCGTAGATGTCAATGTTCTTGTATCCTTGATAGATAGCAAGGGCAAGCGTGTAATCAGCAGATGAGCAAAAGTTTTCTATTGGTTTTCCACCAACTGTAATGTTCGATAATAGTTTCTTCTTTATCTCATCAAGAGGATACTGCACCGCACTTTTTATATCAGCGTGTGCGTCTATCATGTAAGCAGGTTGTTTGATGTTTTTCAACCATTCAAAATAACCTTTATCAATACACTCTTTCATATAGAAGCTCTTTTCGTGTACTTCTATGACTGCATCAAATCGCTTGCACCATTCTGCGTGCGCATGATGAGTTATTGTCCATATATCAAAACTCTTATCATCCCACGGTGCATTATCTCTTGTTAGCTCTTGTGATCCTACAATCGCAAGTTTATTCATAGTGCCTTTCTGGGGGCTTTCGCCCCGTATTATTAGGATGAACCGCTGTATAACGGTAAGTAGTAAGTCGTTGATCCAACAAGTACGCGTAATGAAGCCGCTAACGTACTCGGTGCTGTGCTAAGGAATAAATTACCAGTTGCATCAGTGAACCCTTGCAGGTCAAACAATACTGCGTCATCATCTACGTCAGCCATACCGCTTGCATGTCCGCCGTTCACCGCACGGAAGAAGCTAAGAATAGTTGAACCGCCCGGGTCAGAAGTTGAACCATCTGAATAAACTTCTGCCTGCACCGCTGAAAGAGTTACATTGCTTGCTAACGCAGTCGTTGGAAGATGTAAAGTACATCTGTTCGCAATACCTTGCCCGGTAACAGTTCCAGACGTTCCAAAGTTTAGAGAGATATGTGCGCCATGAGCATTAGCTGCAGCAACATCTTCAACAGTTGTGAAAATGCGCATTGCCTCACCGCCACCGCCAGCACCAGTCAGATACAACCGCAGATATTCACCGCGATTATCTCCTGATGTGGCTGAGTTCTCTAAACGATATTCAAAGAAGTTTGCGCTCGCCGTTGCTGTAGTTTCTCGAGAAGCGTTTGTACCTATTCCCCCAATCAAAGCAGTGCCATCAGCACCGGTCTTACCAATTACTACTGGCCCACTAAAATGTGTTTTTGCCATTTGGTTCTCCTTAGTACTATATATAAATAGATTTAGTGCTGATTAAAGCACAATTAACTAGCCCTCTTTAAAGTGTGGGATACTTGCACGAAATTTTTTCCTATACTCGACATAAACTCGTACGGGTCTTTGTCGTTCTTTGATAAATTACAAGACTTACAAGCTACGACAATGTTATCAATATTGTTTGAGCCACCTTTTGAAATAGGAATAAAGTGGTCTGCATGGTAATCATCCTCAAGAGGATAACTACAATAAAAGCACATGAATCCTTGTTCTTCTATACGCTCTTCAAGTTCTTCTGCCGTAAAATCACCACCTGCATAATTTATTCTTTTTCTGCGCCTATGCTCATATTGGCGGCACTTATTAGGATTAGACTTTTTCCATTTCGAAACCTGCTTTTTTTTGTCGTCTTTATTATCCTGATAGTATTGTGCAACAATTATTCTATGCTGATCTGGGCTTTCCTCATATTTATTTCTCTTTGTTTCAAGATAATTCAGATATTTGTCCGGATTGTCCCTACGCCATTTTCTATTATATTCGGATATAATCTTGGTGTTTTTTGCGTATGACTCCCTGCGAATTAAACTTCTACATTCTTTGCAACGAGTCGCCAATCCATCGCGGCGGCTTCTGTTCTTGTTAAAATATTCATCCGTTGCCGGTAAAGACTTTTTGCAAATAGAGCAAGTTTTATAGTTCATGCGTTAGAATATCCCATAAGGGAATGGAATTTGTGAGGGCTTTTACACCCTCACGTTTTTAATATTAAGTTACCTCGTGCCCATAAATGAACCGGGGTGAATCCCAACCGAAGCTGTATCGCATATATCCACGATATTTTGCTACAAGGTTGTAATCGCTTGATGGATCTAATGCGATCTCTGGACGAATGCGCCAGAACCATAGCAGGTGCATGTTTGCCATTGGCTTGCTGATCATAAACCAGTTGTTAGCATCCGAAAGATACGGATCCACAATCACGCTGAGAGGTGCGCCATTCATAAAGTTCAATGCGTTTGCCGCCCCATCAGCAGTATTAGGCCTACTAAGTGCTTTTACAATCTCAAATGCTGTGCCTTGTAAAGCAGTCGGCACATACAGAGTGTCATAAACTATCGGCATTGGATTGCCGCGATCATTGTCTAAATCCTGCCCAGCTATAAGCGTTGCAACAACTGCCGCATAAGAAAGAGCAGTCGAGCCGTCATTACTATAAGTGTCAGTATCAACACTGTTCACCGGGTGAGCGTCTGAGCATAAAGCTACAGCATCACCACCAACTACTCCAGCGGCAAACGCATTGTTTAGCACGCCTGACATGTGCGAAGCAACAGTCGTACCGAATGAGAATCCGAGAGTTTGTGCTTTTCTCTTGATCTGCCCGGTTCGATTGTCGTCCATTAACTTTCGCTCAATCGCTACGCCTTTGGCGTATTCTTTGTGCGTAAAGGTAGTTTCGTAAAGCGGGTTGAAGTCATCATATTCTATTGCGCCAGGTTGTCCTTCTGCATCTGCACTGTTATATTCAGGAACTAAATCAAACGCTCCAATTCCTTGTGAATATTCAACAGAGCTATCCGAGCCATCAATCCCAAAATACGGGGACAATGGTGATACAACCGCGCTCATTTGTTCTTGCCATTCTTTCCTAATTATAGGAAGTACAAAACGCGGCCATTCTTTAGTGTTCATAGGTGTACCCATTTTATATCTCCTTAGACGGCCTGCGTCATATCAAAGTTAGTTACAACACAATCAACGAT